GCAGTTGCTGGCATATGTTGAAAAACACCAGCAGCACCAGCTTTGGACGTAGCATAAGGATTAAAACCAGATTCCTGTTTCGCTTGACGAACGAACAGGTCGCTATACTTTCCCAAGCCTTGGTTCTCCGCTTCTGCACGAATTTGCTTCTCAATGTCAGCCGGATTATAACTAAGATCAATGCTTGGACGTGTTCCCGGAGCAGTTTCAGTTGGCATTGCAGGAGCAGCTTCTTCAGGAACAGTTAAGTCCAATGAAGGACGGATTGAACCTGTTGCTGGAGTTACACCTTGTGGAAGTGCATTCTGAACAGCCTGACCTACTAACTGAGTACCTGTAGCAACATTACGAGAAGCAGGGTTGAAAATAGACTTTTCAATGTTGGTAAATGTCTCAACACTGTTAGGATTCTTAAGAGCATCTCTTAGAACCGTCTTAGTCTCAGGTGACAACAAGATATTTAGTGTTTGATCATCTGTCAAACCACCTTTAAGGTTATTCCAGAGGCGACCTGTTAATCCAGCAGCCTTACCAGCACCGTATCCTGCTGTCACGTAACCTAAAGTAGATAATTCAGCCAAAGCTTCACCACTTAATGCTTTACCTGTTTCATCCTTACCGTATTTCTGCATATAAGTAAAGAACTTATTGGCATCAGCCATTCTACTATCAAAATCTTTAGCATTAGTACCAAGGACAAAAGCCATAGACTCTTTGGTTGGCTCATCCATCTTGCTGTATTTTTGTGCAAGTAGCTTCAAATCTACACCGATTGTACCGTCAGGCAACTCTGTACGTGCAGTCTGTACAAAATCATCGTACATAACCTGTTTAACACGTTTCAAAGCTTCAGGTTGAGTATCTTCAAGGATAGATACCATCTTTTGACGTTGATCATTAGATAGTCCTTTAACTGTTTTTAACAGTGTTTCTGTATCCACTTGATTTAATGCTACACCTTTAAGTTTATCTGGCAAACCCTGAGCAATAAAATCACTATATTTTTTATATTCTCTTGCGGATATATCCACAGCAGAATCAAGGATACGTGTAAGTTCACGAATACGAGGAACTGTAGATGCTTGTGATGTTAGATCTAAATCGTCTTTAAGACCTTTAAATATATTTGTAGCAATTATTTTTTGAGTTCCTAAAGATACGTCTGTAATTAAAGACTCGCCTTGTTTTGCTTGAATACCAAATTCACTGGTTAATGCACGAAGCTTCTCAGGAGAAATTCTAGAAGTAGTGCTTACATTCCCAGCAGGAATTGTTGTTCTTGTTGTGGGTGAAACTACTAATCCAGCGTCTGTTTGAATAAGCTGTGTATTTACTGCAGCTCTTCCAGCAGGAGAAGCTTCCGAAGTAACTGTAGTTAGTTTACCTTTAAATCTATTTAAAAATGAAATTGCAGCATCAGCGTCATCTGTACCTTGACGACTAAAAGTTGTAATCATGTCATCAATATTTTTTACAACATTGTCTGTCATAATAATATCGTTATTTCCGCCCATTTTCATAGCAGCATCGTATCTACTTGCTGGGAGAGTTTTATAATTCTCTTTTAGTTTAGCGATCTCACCTTGTGTTGCTTGGTAAATATCTTGACCAGCTAATTTTGTAGGATACTTAGGGTTGACTTCAGCACGAGCACCAGCAGTGGCTGCTTCAGTAGCTTTCTTTTCTAATACAGTAAATAATTCAGCATACTTAGGATTACTACGGAGAGCTGCAATCTTACCAGCAACAACAGGATCTGATACATCTTGACCACGAACCATGTATTTCTGTAATAGATTAGAGTCTTCTGCTGGAAGTTGTGACAGTAATTTATTTACTTGTTTGTTCTTTAGGATATTACGAGTTACATCGTAACCACCTTTACCTAAAGTAGCGATAGCTAGTAAGCTCTGAGCAATAGGGTCTCCACCAGCAGCCATTTCGTCAACGGTAGTAGCTCCTGTCTGTAAACCAGTCATTACTTTACCAAGACCTAAAGAACTACCTAAACCTTTAGCTGCTCCAAACAATCCTTGAGTTACTTTGTCATTAGACGCTACTTCAAGACCCGGTGCAAGCTGTGCTCCAAACAAAGGAAGATTTTGACCAGTAAAGTAATTACCAGCCATGCGAGCTAAGTCAGGAATTGCTGTTACTGCTTGTGATACACCTTTAGCAAAACCACCACCAATAGTACCCACTGGACCACTCATAATCATTAACTGATTCTGAATTGCACCAATCTCTGTTTTTAATTGATCTGCACGAGCCTTCTCTTTAGGATTTGTACTGTCATATATACCACGTAACTCACGAGCTTTAGCTTGCATCTTAGCTGCTAAATCTGCTCCAGCTTGTTCGTTTGTCATAGTTTGAGCCATGTCTGCCTTTATTATTTTGGTACTTTAATAGTTCCGCTTTGAATGCCTTGCTGAATTTCAGCATCAGTAGCGTCTTCCCATCCTTTTTTAGCTCTAACTGCACTGAATATTGCATTCACATTAAGAGCTGCTGGAGAAGAAGGTGTTTTACCTTTAGACTTCATTGTTCCAACATAAGTCTCAAGACCTTTAACCGTGTTTTCTTTCATTGCTTTGAGGTCTTCTAAGGCAGAGTATACACCTTCGTTACTATTCTTGTCTAGTCCTGACATGATCATATCGTAAGCACGTTGTGCATCACCTTCAGTCTGAGTCCCTTTAGCAGCAGTCAAAATAGCGTTAGCTTCACGTGATACAAAGCGACGTAACTTACCTTGCTCTAATGCATTCTTTGTAGGAGAACCAATTAAATTAGACGCACCAGCACCAATTGTAGAAGCAGGACCAAAAGTAATTGTAGGTTTTTCTGGATCAAGTTTTTTCAACCAAGAATCAATTTCCGTGTTACCTGCACTTAAGTTTGTAATGTTCTGTTCTGCAGCAGATACTTTTTCTAACGTACTTCCTGTTAAACCTTTATCTACAAGTTCTAAATCTCCAGCATTACGAGAATCTTGGAATTTAGCTAAAGACGCAGGAGTATATTTACCAGAAGAAATTAATGAATTTAAATTCTCACCTGACTTTTGAAATATAGTAGCTGCATCAAGTTTCATTTTATTTGCAGCAGCAATGGCTTGTTGAGCTTCTTGTGGATATTTCTGAGCAACAGCAGCAGCTAATTGTTCTAATCCTTTTGGAGTAGTTGTATTAAACTGACTTGCAATCTGTTTTAACTCTGTTGCTTTGGCTAACATAGGGTCTTGAATACCAAGCAGACCCATTCCAACATTACCTAGGTCTGTACCAGCTTGCATAATGCTGTACTTACGTGCTTGTAACGGATCAAGTTGAGCTAATTTCATATTAGCCGACGCTTGAGCTAGTTGTTGCTGTTGTTGGTACTGAGCAGGGTCAATACCAAATAAACCATTTACAATATCAGCCATAATTACATCCACCATTCGTTAGCGTAAGCGTTTCCAGAACTTAAAGAACCACTTCCAGTTGCACCAATATTTTTCATAAATTGATCTGATGTTGGAGAATTATTTAACATTCCCATACCAGCACCACCACCAACTATGTCCCCTATCCAATTACCAAGTTGATTAGTTCCAGTAGATACTCCTGTTGTACCTAAAGCAGACTGTCCTTGGAATAAACTAGACAACGGATTGTAAGACTGATTTCTAACTGAATATGGTGTTGTAGCTTCAGTACCTGCTAATCCTAAACGACCTGCTTGAGCACCTGCAGTAGATTGTTGAGCACCTAGTGTAGAACCAAGACTTAGTGCATTTTGACCCATACCTTCAACACTGTTAGACAAACCAAGTAGATTACTTAATGGGCTGTAACCGGCACTAAATAGACCCGGAGCAGCATTCATTAAACCTAAACCAAACTGAGTACGCTGTTGACCATATTGATCTGCACTAGCAGCTAAACCTGCGTCTTGTTGTGCTTGTGCATTATACAAAGCAGCTAGCTGAGGATTAGATTGCATCAATCCCGGACCACCTGCTGTGTATCCTGCAGAAGTACCACCAACACCTAAACCAGAACGACCTGTTTGGAATTGTTGATTTTGTACTTGAGCTAAGTTTTGCTCACGACCCGGAGCCAGTAACTGACGTTGTTGATTATAGTAGTCTGTGGCTGCTTGCTGTGGTGATGTTGCTAAGTATCCTTTACCCAGATTAAACAAGCTTTGTGAAGCATTCTGATACTGAGCAGGATTATAACCAGCAGCAGTGTTTAAAATACCTTGCTGAATGCCTTGTAGTTGTGGGCTTAGATTATAACCAGCAGACGTTAACTGACCTGTTGCAGGGTCAACCTGAAAGTTAGAACCACCGAAGCTAGTTGTTACTCCAACAGGACGGAACGTCGCCCCTTGCACAGCACGATTAGTCGCACCAGACATTGCCTGAGCAGCGTTCTGTTGAGCTTTTGCTTCTCCACCGCCACCAATCATTCCACCAATACTGCTACCTAAAGCAGCTCCAACGGTAGGTGCTCCAAAGAAGGAACCTCCTACTGCACCAACCAAACCACCAATTGAACTACCCATGATTAATCGCTCCAATAATGAACTTGAACTTCATTGCCTGTGTTTCCTTGTAATTTGACATAAGGTTTAAACCCTAGCTGTTTAATAAACTTCAGATACGCAGGACTGTCTTGTTCTTTTGCACAGAAAAGAGGACCGCCATGTAGTTCTGTAAAAGTAAACCAATCTTTCTTTAATTCTTTAAATACTTGTGGACTCCAGTTATGTACCGCACAATGCATAAACTGACCGTCTTGAAACTGTTCTATTGTGAAGACATAATTAGGTCTTACAATAACTGGTACTTGCAACTCTTACACCCAAATAGGTTGTGGCTCAGTAGGGAATGTTGGTTCAGCTACTGGGTTAAACACCAATGCACGTAACGCTGCACGATATGTCTCAAACTCTGCTTTGTTGCTGATATTTACATCTGATAATACTGACCAGTCCGATGCTGCTAGCAATGCTTTAGCTTTAGTTACACAATCTTTAAAAGGCTTGTCGCTATTTAATCTAGCAATCTCAGCTTGTAGTTCTTGTTCAGTTGGTTTTGTAATGTCGTTTGACTGCCATAACAATGTGTTATAGTTTTTATCGTCTGACATACTCCATGATGCTAACGGAGTTAAAGACAACAAAGCTTCAGGATAGCCTACAGGTAAAAGTACAGACATTATAGAATCTCCAATAAAGTAATTCTGGAGCTACCATATGAACCCCAGTTAGCAATACCTCCGCCATCGGCAAAGATATAAGGTGTATATGTTGTAGAGCTTGTAGAAGCAGGGGAATCTAAAAAAGTAATAGCTGTTGATCCGTAGAAACTATTGTTTCCAGTAGGAACAGATGCCATTGCCATTGGTGAACTTCCGTTGAGGTTAGATCCATTTCTATAAATACTTAAATAAGCATTACCACCGTATCCGTTCGTTTGCCAAAACATACCGCTAATAAGCACTAATATTTTGCTTGATGCTGATGTTGGAGTAATAGAAGCTGTTGCTCCAGTGGCTGTAAATGAACCAGAAGAAGTATTACCTGTACCGCCTGATACAGCTACCATCTGAACAATACGACCAGAGATACCTGTCAATGCTGCAGTAATGTCGCTAGACTCTACTTTAGAAGTAATTGCACTAGAGATAGCATTAAACTCGTTATCAATCTCAGTACCTTTAATAGCTTTAGCAGGATTGCCTGTTAATAGCGTATCCTTCGCTGCAAAGTTAGTTGCCTTATTATAATTTGACATAATTCACCTTTATAGATTTTTACCTGCTTTAACTGCAATATCCAATTTCTGAATCGATAACGGATATGAGTTAATATCTGATTCAAAACCAATCTGTAATACTTTACCAGTACCGGATGCGTTAAACTTTAGTGAGTCTAAGTCGATACCGCTACTGTATTCAGCAATATTGTATTCTCCAATACCATACTCAGCTACAGGAGTTGTCACTAAATTAATTGTACTGCTATCATAGTTATTGGAATAGTCTGTACCCCATTTAACTGTTAAAGGCTGTGACGCACCTCCAATAGCAACTAAACCAATCTTTTTAAGAATTTTAATTGTTGTCGGTTGCTCTAAGTCAAAGTAATTAGTAAAATAACTCATACGATATGAAGTATCGTTATCTGCGTATTGTTCGTAATTACCAATATAGCCAGATTGTCCTAAATATAGTTTTCTATCTTCAGTTGCACAAAATGCTGTAGGATTAATATGATTCCAAATAGTCGTCCTAGCTGATCCGTTTTCTAGTACAACACGAGTATCAAAACAATATGTTAAACCAGTTGTTGGTAATGACAATAAATAAAATGCTTCAGGAGCAAAGTATACAGCTTTAATATTTGCAAATGTTTCACTGTTTACGTTAGAGATTAGATCATCACGTACATTCTTTGAGATATCACGCAGTGGCATTGACTTCTCTTGAATCAAACGACCAAGAG